CCGTGTCCATGCTTCCAATATGTCCAAGCTTGGTGAAGACGGCAAACCGATCTACCGCGAGGACGGAAAAGTCCTCAAAGGACCTAACTATCAACCACCTGATTTGTCAGATCTTGTTTAATGTCTAATCTTATTTCTCGTACGGGTCGTGTCCAAAGCTGGATCGATGACCCAACATCTCGGTTGCCTGTCAGCTGCACAATTTTTAAAGTTGATGACTCTTGCGAGGGTCCTGAAGGTATCGAAGCTAGTTGGCGTTTTGCATCACATGCACTACGTAACGGAGCTGGCGTAGCTATCCACCTGTCCGAACTCCGAGCAAAAGGAACTGAAAATGGAAAGGGACTTGTCGCTAGCGGCCCGGTTTCATTTGGCCAAATCTATTCAACCCTTAACTCTGTACTCCGACGTGGTGGTGTCTATAAGAATGGTGCTGTGGTGTTGCACCTGGACTTGTGCCACGCTGATGCTCTTGAGTTTATACAAGCTCCACGTCATGAGCTCCCTTGGGCTAAGCGATGCGTCAACATTACAGATGAATGGTGGGAGGCGTGTTCTTTTAAGGAGGAACTACTCAATGGTATTAAGTCCGGTGACATTTGGCTCAACAAAGTAAAGTATGACAAAAAAGGTAACCGTATCCGAGGCAACGTTTGTCTCGAAGTGTACTTGCCTAGCAGAGGAACCTGTCTCCTACAGCATATTAATCTTGGAGCCTGTGAGTTCGATGACATACCACGAGCTTTCGTCGAAGGTATGTCTGAATTGTGTGCACTGCATGCAACCACTGGAGTTGGTGCGAGTGGTGAATACCTCCCACCCGAGACGGATCGACAAGTCGGCCTTGGAATGCTCGGACTTGCAAATCTCCTTAGACGTGTAGGCGTTAGCTATGAACAATTTGGACGTGCACTTGAACAATACAACGGTGGCGAAGTTGTCCAGACACCTGCATTCGAGCTGGTCTCTCAATTCGCTGCCGGCATCGACGCTGCTGCAAACATCGCACGCAGTTACTCGATGGATCGAGCTTTTGCAATCGCTCCTACTGCGAGCTGTAGCTACCGCAGCAAGGATGTAGATGGTTACACCTGCACCCCTGAGATTGCACCACCTATCTCCCGTGTCGTTGACCGGGATAGTGGCACCTTTGGTGTCGAATCATATGACTATGGCGATGTAGAGATTGCATCAGAGGTTGGCTGGGACGCATACAAGCGTGTGGCTGACGGCATGATGACGATGCTCGATCGCACTGGGCTTCTTCACGGGTATAGCTTCAACAGTTGGAGTGATGTTGTCACGTATGACAACGCCTTTATCGAAGAGTGGCTAAAGAGTCCCCAGACTTCCTTGTATTACTCGCTCCAAGTTATGAGCGATACACAAGATAAATCTGATGCGTACGCTGCTCTCGATCAACAAGATGTAGACAACTACCTCGCAGATTTACTGAATGAAAAAGAACCTACCTGTGACTGTCAAGAATGAGACAACATCCTTATCAAAAACTACTAGAACGCAAGCGGACTTGGACTCCTGTAGCTACTACCAAAGGCAAATGCAAGGAGGGCTCGGAGGAGACACTCCGCCGTGCACTTGCCTTGCGACACATGGAACTACCTGTGGGAGATTTTATCCGTGATGCGCTCTCCTCTGAAGTTCCATTTCTCGCGCGTGAAATACTCGAGAGCAATGTCCAAGACGAAATTAAGCACGACAGGGCTTTGGGTTATGTCGCCGATGCTTGGGGCGTTGATCCGAAAGCTGAGCGGGAAGCCCTCGCACTGCGTGATGCGTGGACAGAACATCCTGATCACACTCTCCTTAAAGCCATGGTTGCTGAGCGTGCAATCTTTTTCGTCTTACTACCCTTCATGCGGTTTGCTGGTGACGCAGGGATGCGAACCGTCAGCGCTGACATTAGTAGAGACGAGCAAGTTCACGTCGCAACAAATAGCTTGGTATGTAGAGAGCTTGGTCTGGAAGCTTCGCCGTCTTTGGATAAACTCCGTAAGGCGACTATTGCCTGGGTTATGCAACCACTAGGTAAGTCCGAAGATAAATATTTAGACAAAAAATTTTGGCTCGATTCCAGTGATCGGCTGATGTATGAGGGTAAAGCACCACAACTTGCTGACACACAGCGAGCCAGAATGCCTGCCTTTTTTGAGCACGCTAATCAAAACCTTCCACAATATGCTTAACCTTGGACTAACTCCTGAGGGTTTGCTGAAAGAATTAGAAGAAAAATTTCCGCCACCCTTTACCGGACCAGAAGACAGGATCCAACACATCATGTTTACTGCCGGTCAACAATCAATTATCCATTGGATTAAACAACGTATTACTGAAGATTAATTATGGCTAACGCACGACGCAGAGCTAATCGAGATGCAATGTTCCAGTCATTGCTTGCAGCTGGTTATGACGGTGGAACCGCAGGTTCAATCGCTAACACAGCTAACTGGGATCAAGCCAACAAGAGGTTCAACGCTGCGATGGCGAACCCTCCCGGTAAGTCGCAGCCACAGGCAGCTCCCGCTCCCCCGCCGATGCCTGAAACACCTAAGGCACCTGCCCAAAACCAAGTCACTATTTCTCAAGCTGGTCAAGGAGTGAAGCGTCCTGGTGGTAAAAGGAAAAAGACTACACTTGCTAGTTTACGTATTAAGCCAACTAGGATTAATCAACAGGTTGGTGGTCTCGGCAGCGGCAGCGGACTGAACATCGGAGGATACGCATGACAGCCAAGTCAAGGTACGATGCACTAAGCAGTGGCCGTACATCATTTCTTGACATTGCTGTTCAATGCTCTGAGCTTACACTTCCGTATCTTATCCAACGTGATGAGATGCGGACTTCCCACAAAACCCTTACACAACCCTGGCAAAGCGTAGGCGCCAAATCGGTAGTGACTTTAGCAAGTAAACTTATGCTTGCATTGCTACCTCCGCAGACTACGTTCTTTAAGTTACAGATAGCAGATGAAAAGTTGGGAGCTGATTTCCCTGCTGAGATTCGCTCTGAACTTGATCTTAGTTTTGCCAAACTTGAGCGTATGGTGATGGACTCTATTGCCGCTTCTACAGATAGAGTCACTGTGCACCAAGCCATCAAACACCTTGTTGTTGGTGGTAACGCTCTGTTGTATATGGGTAAGGATGGGATTAAGCACTATCCATTGAACCGCTATGTTGTAGAACGTGATGGTAACGGTAACATAATTGAGATCGTAACCAAAGAACTTATTAACAAACAACTTCTACCTGTCGATATTGTCAAGGATCCCTTAAAAACTAGCGACGATACTTACAATACTAACAGCGAGTGCGAAGTTTATACGCACTGTCGCTTGCAGAACAACCGTTGGTTGTGGCACCAAGAAGTCTTTGATAAAAAGATTTCAGGCACTGAAGGTAAAGCACCTAAAGATGGCTCACCATTTTTGGTCCTTAGATTCAACGCTGTTGATGGTGAGAACTATGGACGGGGAAGGGTAGAAGAATTTATCGGTGATCTGAAGTCACTTAATGCACTCTCTCAGGCCATCACAGAAGGCTCTGCAGCAGCTGCAAAAGTTGTCTTCCTTGTGTCACCCTCATCGACAACTAAACCCCAGACACTGGCCAAGGCAGGTAACGGAGCGATTATTCAAGGGAGACCTGATGATGTTTCTGTTGTTCAAGTTGGCAAGACCGGTGACTTCGCCACGGCACAAGCACAGATGCAAGTGCTTGAGCGTCGCATCTCTGAAGCGTTCCTTGTGTTGACTGTTCGACAGTCTGAACGCACAACTGCCGAAGAGGTTCGCCTCACCCAACTCGAACTTGAACAATCCCTGGGAGGACTGTTCAGTCTTCTGACCGTTGAGTTCCTTGTTCCATATCTCAATCGCAAGCTGCTTGTCATGCAACGTAGTGGAGAACTTCCAAGGTATCCAAAGAACCTTGTCAAGCCAACCATCGTCGCTGGCATTAATGCACTAGGTAGAGGACAAGATCGTGAGTCACTCAC